ATGTTAATTAATATATAAAAACACAATTATGAATAAAGCCGAAAAATACGACATGAAAGAAGCCTATAATAAAAATCTTACAGAAAAAGCAAGATTTGATTATTTAAAAAATGAAATGGCTGACAAAAAAGGACCCGCTATGTATGGTTCTAAATCTCCAATGCAAATGAAAGGCTCTTGGATGAGCAAACATTGTTCAAAATAAAATATTATGGAAAGTAAAGGATTAGGTGATACTGTTGAAAAAATTACAACTGCTACTGGAATTAAAACAATAGTTGATAAAGTGTCAGAAGGTTTAAATATCCCTTGTGGATGTAGTAAAAGAAAAGATACATTAAATCAAATGTTTCCCTATAACAATGCCGTTCAAACTAAATAATAAACCTTACGCTATTGATAACACTCCAATCTACAATGTGGACTTGGAAGATGGTGTATTGGGTAAGGCGGATAGAAATGGCTCTATACTTATAAATAAAAATGTAGATAATCCTAAACAAATACAAGAAGTTATAGATCACGAAAAAGTTCATATAGATCAAATGAAAAGAGGTGATTTAGATTATAATGATTCTGCTGTATTTTGGAAAGGTAAAAGATACCCAAGATCTAAAATGAATGAAGGTGATAAAAATCTTCCTTGGGAAAGAGAAGCGTATAACAAAACTAAAACTAAAAACTAAAACAATGGCATTTAAATTACCACAATCACCTTTTAATCTTACAGATCCTAAAGATAAAAAAATAAAACCTTTTGTGGACCCGGGCGCGCCTGAAGGTTTTGAAAAAGGATTATGGAGTAAATCAACTGAAAGTGTTATTAGACCCTATGAAGGCAAAGCATTTGTTGGCACTACAGGCGGCGGAAAAAGACAGCCAGTAGGTAAAACAGTTACAGGAGTAACAGAATCAGGAAGAAGCTCAGAAGATAAATTTGTAAAAGGAACAGTACAACCTAAGTCTTTAATCGGATCATCATCATCGTCTGTTGTTAAAGGAGCAACTATTGAACAGCCTAAATACAAGAAAACAAAGCGTGAAGTTAAATCAGGATCTAAAAAAGCATAATATATGTGGAACTTATTACTAGGCTTATTAAAAGGTGGTGGTGGAAATAAATCTGTTGCTGGTAATTTAGCCTGGGAAATAAGAGAAGCTATTAAGGGTAAAGAATTAGATCCCAATGAATTAATATCTTTACAAACCAAAATAAATGAAATAGAGGCTGGCCATCGCAGTATATTTGTTGCAGGTTGGCGTCCATTTATTGGATGGATCTGTGGGTTTGCTTTAGCATATAATTTTGTTATACGTGATTTATTTATTTGGGTGTTACAGCCTGAAGAGATACCACCCGCACTGCAAATGGAACACCTTATGACCGTACTTTTAGGTATGCTAGGATTAGGCGGTTTAAGAACATATGAAAAATTAAAAGACAAAACAAAGTAAATAGTAATCAATTAAATTTAATCAAATGAAAAAAGTAGAAGAAAAAGTAGAAAACCAAATTACAAAAGAACAATTAACTAAAGTTCAAGATCAGCAAAAAGAATTAAACACTCTTTTAAGAGACATTGGATATGTTGAAACTCAAAAGCATCTTTTGCTACATAAGCAAGCCGAACTTAATAATTCTATTGAAGAATATAAAGCAGATCTTGAAAAAGAATATGGCGCAATAAGTATTGACATTGAAACTGGTACTTACACAGAAATAGTTAAAGATACTGAATAGTGAGTTCTGTTATAAGAAAAATAAGTATTGGTTCTGACTATAAGAATGAAGCGATGCATTATTCTGTTGGTCAACAAGTATATGGTGGCCATGAAATAGCTTATATTCTTTTTAATGAACAAGATAATTCTTATAACATTTATATAAAGAAAAACAACGAGGTAATGCCATGGAAGAAGTTTAATTCAAACATGGCAATATCCGTTGAATACGATCTTGAATATTAATGAAAAGTATATATGATTTTATCGTTAAACCTGTAGGTGAAAGATACGATAATAGCATTAAAGTTGGTGACAAAAGCTTAATAGTAAATACTAAAATAGAAAGCTGGAAATTTGTAAATAATATAGCTGAAGTGGTCGCGATACCATTAGCATATAAAACAGATATAAAAGTTGGTGATACTGTTGTAATACATCACAATGTGTTTAGAAGATTCTATGACATTAGAGGTAAACAAAAAGACAGTAGATCTCTTTTTAAAGACAATTTATATTTTTGTGCTGCAGACCAAATTTATTTATATAAAAATAATAAAGACTGGAAAAGTTTTGGTGATAGATGCTTTGTTGCACCACTAAAAAATAAAGATAAATTTTCGCTTCAAAAAGAACAAAAGCTTATTGGTATACTAAAGTATGACAATAGCTCCTTAAACAAGCTTAAAATCAATCCTGGAGACCTTGTAGGTTATACTCCAAACAGCGAATATGATTTTGTTATAGATAACGAAAGATTATATTGCATGAAATCAAATGATATTGTAATTAAATATGAATACAAAGGAGACGAAATTAAGTATAATCCAAGCTGGGCAGAAAGCAGTTGAGGAGTTAATTAAAGTAGCTGAAGAAAAAATAGTTACTGGTACAGAAGATGATATATCTGCTGATAGATTAAAAAATGCTGCAGCCACAAAAAAGCTTGCAATATTTGATGCTTTTGAAATTTTAAATCGCATTGAAGCTGAAAAAAATCTAATAGAAGATAAACCATTAAAACAAAAAGAAAGTTTTAGCGGTTTTGCTGAAAAAAGATCTAAATAGTGTACGAGCAAACTCTTGTAAAAACAGTTGATCCCATAAAGAAAAAGATTATAAATAAAAATAATCGATATGGTAAATGGGAATATGGTTACAATAAAGAACACGATATTGTAATTATTAGTAAAACAGGCAAAATAGGCGAGATATTAGAAATACAAAATCTAAGAATAGCTTTGCCCCCTGTGCCTAAAGATGTTATTAATACTGAAAATAAATGGGTGGCAAGTGAATATCCTAAAGATTTAAGCAGAATAAAAACTGTTTTTGATTGGGAAACATACCCTGATAATTTTAAAAATAAATGGTATGGGTATATTGATGATGAGTTTACAAAACGTGATGAGGGGCATTGGTTCTATAATAATAAAGTTCCAACTTATATTACTGGCACTCATTACATGTACTTGCAGTGGACCAAGATTGATGTGGGGAGACCAGATTATAGGGAAGCAAACAGAGTTTTCTTCATCTTTTGGGAAGCTTGCAAAGCCGATACAAGAGCATACGGGATGTGTTACCTTAAGAATAGAAGATCGGGATTTAGTTTTATGTCCAGTTCCGAGACAGTCAATCAGGCCACAAGCACTTCTGATGCCCGTTTCGGCATACTCAGTAAAACAGGAGCTGATGCTAAAAAGATGTTTACAGACAAGGTTGTTCCAATATCCGTTAACTATCCATTCTTTTTTAAGCCAATACAGGACGGAATGGACCGTCCCAAGACTGAACTCGCGTATCGTGTCCCCGCCTCAAAACTTACCCGTAAGTCCATCACTGCCAAAGAGACCAGAGAAGAACTTGAGGGGCTTGACACAACAATCGACTGGAAGAATACAGGAGACAACTCATATGATGGGGAGAAACTTAGGCTCCTCGTACACGACGAATCAGGGAAATGGGAGAGGCCAGATAATATCCTCAACAACTGGAGGGTTACAAAAACAACATTAAGATTAGGTAGTAAAATTATAGGTAAGTGTATGATGGGTTCAACATCAAATGCTTTAGATAAAGGAGGAAATAACTTTAAAAAACTTTATGACGAATCAAATGTTACCAAAAGAAACCGCAATGGACAGACTAGCTCAGGACTATATAGTTTGTTCATACCTATGGAATGGAACTTCGAAGGATTCATTGATACTTATGGATTACCTGTATTCGAAACTCCAGAAGAACCGATCAAAGGAGTTGATGGACAATGGATTGACATTGGAGTTATTGAGCACTGGGACAACGAAGTTGAAGGATTAAAAAGTGATCAAGACGGTTTAAATGAATTTTATCGTCAATTTCCCAGAACAGAGCAGCATGCTTTTAGGGATGAAACAAAACAATCTTTATTTAATCTAGCAAAAATATATGAGCAAGTAGATTATAACGAAGATTTAAGAAACACATCTGTAGTTACTACAGGAAGTTTTCAATGGGAGAATGGATTAAAAGATACAAGGGTAATATTTGTACCAAATAAAACAGGTAGATTTAAAGTTTCTTGGGTTCCTAATAAAAACCTTCAAAACCGAGTGATAATAAAGAATGGATTGAAACATCCTGGCAATGAAGACCTAGGAGCATTTGGCTGTGATAGTTATGATATATCGGGTACAGTTGATGCAAGAGCGTCTAATGGATCTCTACATGGTTTAACTAAATTTTCAATGGAAGATGTTCCGC